GATCCACGATAAATTGATGAAACAGTTAAGGCAAATAAGAGCTGATGCCACTTACAACCAAGAGGACGGGTTTAGACGCACTATGCGTCTAGCCAATCTTTCGGGTAAGTGCTTCTCGCTAGACTTATCATCAGCTACCGATCGTTTTCCACTTCTCCTACAAACTATTGTCATATCGACAATGTTTGGAGAAGAGATTGGAAAATTGTGGGAGGCCGTGATAGCCAAACGAGGATTCTGCTTCAAGGACAGAATTATTCATTGGGGACGAGGACAACCTCTTGGAGCGCTTTCCTCATGGGCAGCGTTTACACTTACACATCACATCTTCGTGAGATGGTGTGCAGGTGATCCCTACTATGAGAATTATGAAATCCTTGGCGATGATATCGCAATTATGGATGAGCAGGTTGCATTAGCATACATTAAACGCATGAATGAGATCGGTGTAACAGTGAATCAGAGTAAGGGTTTCTGGTCAAACTCAGGAAAAGTTCATGGGGAATTCGCTAAACGCATCTTCCAATTGGGAGATGAGTTGAGTGGTTTACCTATGGACCTTATACTGGTTTGCTCAAAGACCATATACATGATTCCAGATTTCATCGACTTCATACAGCGTAGATGGAATGTTACTCTACCTGGGTCAGAACTTTATGCCCCGGAGTCCTTCTCTTTCCTTTCACAGAAAGGGAAGGAACTATTGTCTATAGTACTTGTATTCAAGACTACTGTGGAGGCCAAGGTTTCCCTTGGGTATCCATGGTGTCTTGGAAATAATACTGACTCACAGCCGTTGTTTAGACGACTGAGAGAGTATTATCTACAAACTTATGACAATAGAATCTCCGCAATCCTCTCAGAGGGAAGTGAGGTTCGTAATAGATTGCTCTATACGAAACTCATTAATCCTTTGAAAGAATCGCAGGGTAATCACGTTTCTGATATGATTATTATGTCACTAAGGTCTTATTCCCACCCAATCAACTTACTGGGTATGAAATTAGCTGCAATCCTTTCTGAGACTCAACAGGACGTTTATGAAAACCTAAAAGATCTTGATAAACTACTAGTTGAATTCGTTCCGGACGCCCAAATGCGCTCTGTCTATTACGATCGAAGGACCGTAAGAAACATAACGTTTGGGAAAACGGCTCTGAAACTCTTCTACGAAGAGCTTAAGATACCGAGTACGCCAAAGTCTTAACCGTACGTAGGTTGGGGGGGAAATCCCGACCAATGGTAACACTATTGACCGTC